TCATCAGGACCAATGTGTCGCGTGGTTGGCAGAGCCACTGGATAATGCCCCATGCGGCCATTGTGTGGGATTTACCGGACGAAGCAGAGCCACCAATCGCCAGATACTTGTGTTTAATCGCAGCCCGAACCATCTGCTCGGCCCAAGGATGCCGGACCATCATTGGTTCCGGTAGGTCTTCGCGGTTCCAGAGTTCGTCACAGATCCGCCAGAAGTAAAACTCTTTCGCTTTGCCGTTTGGGTGGTGCGCGAATCCGTATAGCAGAGCAGTGAGGAGACTAGTCGGTTGGATCATCAAACCGCCGACATCCATTTTCTTGGTGGTTGGGTCGATACGCGGCTCTAGAACGCGCTTGCGCTTATCTGCTTCTGTAGGCATAATTTAATAAATGTCTGAAAAACCCATTAGAGAAGTCGAGGCCGAAGCCTTACGACTTAGCAAAGAAGGTTACAGTAATTCTGCCATCGGTCAACACATTGGAGTCCACCGCAACACTGTCCGTAACTGGCTGAGGAAGCATGGCGTTGCCCCGAAGATGAATGGGGACACAGCAGACGGTAAAGTTCTCAACAACTTAATTCACAATACCAAGATAAAAGAAGAACACCAAAAGCCTGATGCCGACACAGACCAGCTCAAAGAAGATATCGACGACCACTTTAACGACACTATATCTTCTGCAATCGTTGAAGAAAGATTCAGGGCCTCGAAACAAGAAGACCTCGACCTCAACGAGATCGCGGAAGCCCAGAGTTCCCCCGCTGACAAATACCAGCACTACATAGCAGCAGCCGGAATTAAGTTACTGCGGGACTCGATGAAAACGCTGCGTGGTCCGAAGACGATCCGCGAGATGTCAGAACTCGACCAGCTCATTCGACGTAACTTAGGGCTAAACGCCAAGACTGGTGGTGGTAATAGCAAGATGCAAATCGACATATCGATCCTGAATAACTCCAAAGCCGACAAAGGTGGGGGTGCAATTAGGCGGAAAAAAACGATTGACGGTGACACCGGAAAAGAGATTTAATTGATCGCTCAAGATGTTTAAGAACCGACAGCCAGAAATGAACCCTCAATTCATCACGCGAGTGGATGATGGTGCAGAATTCCGTTTTCCGGTCGATAGGGCTGACGGCCTTTGGTATCGGGTGATCCCAGAAACCGCCAAAGAAGTTTTTTACTTGCAGGCGTTGCCAAAAGGGATCAGAGTCCTCGTCCCTGCCGACGGCGATGGCCTTCTGGTTAGGGGAGACTCGATACCAGCGAAATGAGCGAAACGGATTGCCAGCATCGACTTGTTCGCAATTTTTAATGAGAAAAGAAACGATATGGAACTAGAACTACAACATCAACGCAGCAACTTCTCGCAGTTCTCGGACAGTATGTGGATGCTCGCCACCAACGGCGACACCACGATCAAGTTTGACGTAGATCAGCGGGACATGATCGAGTTTGCGCTACACCTTTGTGACATCGCTGATGATTGCTTGAGGGCGGTCAAGCTAGACACCGACGAAGCGCAAGAAAAACTGAGTGAGGCTGTGGAGGCTATTTCTTCTGCGAACGCCGAAGCGGACTCATGCCCACCGAACCAATGACAAACGAAGCACCACCAGAAACCGACGACGTCCCAACAGGAGAGCGCATGGGTTACTACAAGGACTCGACTGGCGAATGGAAGGAGAATGGAATAGGGATGGGTTGGTGCAAATCATGCGGTGCCAAGATCCGATTTTGTACGTGCAGCGAAGCGAGGCAGGGGCTGACCTGCTCTGACTTGTTATCCTTACAGGGGTTGCTTGGAGGGCATGGCATTTGGACTCCCGAACTAGAGAAAGAACTGGTTGATTGGATCAACTCCCGACCGCGTGAAATCATCTGCACAAAATGCGGGATACGAGAACAGAAGGGCGAGCTGCCGAAAGTCGATTTTTAGGATAACGTCTAACATCAGGCACGGAGCGGAGCAACGTTGCTCTGCATGTGCGTGTTATCTTTTTAATTATGGAACCAGAATTTCACATCACCCACGACGAAAAAGAACTAATCATTGAATGTCTGGAAGCGGACATCAAAGAGAAGACACCGCATGAAAACGATGATCCGATGTATGTCGCCTACGCGGAATGCAGGATTGATAACCTGAGATCCTTAATTGAGCGGATCAGGCAGGATCTTTAAGATAACAGCCAAGATCAGGAGCCGCGTTAGCCTGAGTAAATGAGCAATCTCCTGCTCAGATTCGCATCGTCTCCAAAAAGTATGAGCAGAAGATTGCTCGCGATGGCTTCCTAAAGACCCGACCATATTACGCCAAAGATCAGGAGCCGTTTTAGTAGTTTTCTACATTGACCTGATCGAGAAATTTAAATAAAAGAAGCGAGAGCAATGAAACCCGAAACCCTATTCCGTTTACACGAAGAGACGTGCAAGAAAACGCTCGAAATTATGCGAGCGAAAAACAGCGACTACTGTGGCGGCGAAAACACCGTCGACGCACTCGCGAATTTCAAGACCGCCCAATCGTTAGGTCTCCATCCGGTCACCGGATTGCTGTTGCGGATGCAGGATAAGCTCATGCGGATTAAGTCCTTCGTCAACGACGGCGAATTGAAGGTTGCTGGTGAGTCTGTCGAGGATGCCTGCGAGGATCTCGTCAACTATGCAATTCTTGCGAAAGCCCTCTTGCTTGAAGAACGGGAAGATTTTTGTGAACACTGCGGCAGTGACATCGAGACCGAAGATAAATGCCAAAACATTTTCTGCCCTAAGTTAGGGCATGAGTAGTCATGTAGGGAATAGAGTCGGAGGAGATCTCCGAACGATGGCTTCTGTTTCTCCATTCTTTGAACACCCTATATGACTGACCTAATCATCGGAATTGACAACGGACTCGATGGCGGACTTTGTGCAATATCTACATTTGACGGTGCCGTTATTGCAAAGACTCGTATGCCGACCATCCAGCTATCCAAGAAAAAGGAGGTGGATATCCGTAAGGTCAATCAGTGGTTACTAGACCTCCATACGCCGTTCGAGTTAGCGATTGAAGAACCGCTTGCACACGCGAAAAGCAGCCAAGCCGTCCGGTCGATGGCGATCTCATTCGGCAAACTTTTAGGTATGGCTGAAAGCCACCGTTATCCGGTCAAGCGTGTCAGCGTTCATAAGTGGCAGAAGCATATGCTGGGCCGCATACCCAAAGGTAAATCGAAAGAAGCCGCCTTAGAGATGGCTGAACAGCTTGCGCCGGACGAGAACTGGCTCGCGAACAAGCGGTGCCGGAAGCCCCATGACGGCATGATCGATGCCTACCTAATTGCCACCTACATCTGGTCTGGAAAAAAAAGTTGAGAATTTTCTGGACGAAGTAGCCGTTGTCATTTATTTGTCTGTGCATAGACAATAAATGAAGACACTATACGAAAAGCAAAAAGAAGCCTTCGACTTCTTTCTCGCAAAACAAAGAGCTGGCTCGAACACCCTCGACACGAGCCACGTCGGAACTGGTAAGACCATCGTCGCATGTCATCTGGCCAAAATGTTAAACAGGCCAGTTGCGGTTATTTGTCCGAAAGCGGTCATACCCTCATGGCAACGCGAACTCGCTGAGTGCGGCATCAAGCCGCTGTTCGTCCTGAACTACGAGAAGATCAGGACTGGCCGGACAGACTATATGTCCAAGCGCGGCAAGAAGATCATGAGGTGGGACTTGCCGGAAAACACACTTATGCTCGTGGATGAAGTCCACAAGTGTAAAGGGCCATATACCCAGAATGCTCAACTGCTGGTTTCGCTCGTAGCTCAAGGCTACTCCGTCCACGCAATGTCAGCTACTGCGGCTGAAGATCCTACTGAAATGCGTCCAATTGGGTTCGCTTTGGGGCTACACAACCTGAACAAGCCCGAAGATGGCCTCAAGAGTTGGTATGGCTGGATGATGCAGTATGGTTGTAGCCAGAATGAATGGGGTGCGTGGGAGCTTCGGCGAAAGACCAAACTCAGTGACCTCAATAAGGTCATGTATGGCAAGAACGTCAAACGCCTGACGGTCGACGACTTCCCTGATTCCTTTAAAGCGAACCGTGTATTCGTGGAGCCTGTAGCTTTTACTTCTGCGTC